TGTTGTCACTGAAGCAGGATTTCCAATTGAACCAGCACTGTAAGATGAAGATGATGTAGGCGAATATGAAACTCCTGCAATTCTTGCCTTGGTGCCTACAGCATAATCAGAAGTTGGTGCTAGAGTTTCAAGTATAGTTGCTATGGCGGCATTGCTTAGTCCTGATATGTCCATAGAAAACACAAGGTCTGTTACTATACCAGAAATTTGAGAGTCAACATAAGTTTTTACTGCATACTCTGTCAATATTGTGCTTGTTGAAGTGCCTAGATCAGCATCGTTTGAAACATTGTCAATTTGAAATCTTGTTGACGAGTCTGGATTTTCTGATGATGGAAGAATCAAAGCACTTGTGCTGATGGTGCCTGCTGAAACTTTGTTAGCATCTCCAACATCAATATCGCCAAATCCTATTGTAATAGATCCTGAATCAAGTGCACCAACTGTGGTAAGAGATGATGTCACCACTGCAGACCCTAATGTGGTTGCATTCAACACAGAAGTTCCATTCACATAGAATGCTTCGCCTGTTGCAACGGATAAACCTGATGACGATTCTAAATATCCGCCATCTGATCCTGTCACTTGGAATGTTACATCATTACCTGCTGTTGCACCATCTATAAGCAGTCCGGCATTTTGATTGGAATCTCTTGAACCGCCATTGCCGTCTTCATCATTGATTGCAATCACATTGTCAGCAAATGATGACGAAGAACCCGCTGTGGTTAAATTTCCTTGAACAGTTAGATTTCCTGCAATGTTGACATCAGCAGTGTCTGTTATTGTCATTGCTGTTGTTACTACAGATGCTTGGTTAATTTTAAAAATAATATTTTGATCAGCGTTGTTATTAGTAATGATTAAATCACTGCTTGAAATAGAAAGTGTTGCATCACTGGCTGCTCCTACAGTTAAACCAGAATTGTTTGCTATGGCAAATGAACCAGTAGTTGTTTGGTTTTGATCATCTACCAAATACCTTGCGGCTTCTCTGCCACCTAACTCTAGAGAGTTCTGTGCAGTGGCATGCAATCTAAATGTTGTTGAATCTGTTTGTTCATAAAATGTAAGGCCTGCATCTAAAGTAGCTGAAGGAAAACCAGCTGGCACGGAATCTAGTGTTCTTGCAGTTTTTGTAAGTATTGCAACTCTTGTACCATCTTGATACAAAGACAACACATTTGCTGTGCCACCACCTGATAAATCTTCTACATCAACTTTCCAACCCGATACACCGTCACCTGTTTTAAATATCGGTCCAATTAAATCAAAAGCAGACCCATCATACATGTATAGTTGATCATTAGTGGTGTCATTCCAAAGTGTGCCTGTTGATAAACCTGTGGTCGGTGCTGTTGCGGAATTTCTTATGCCAATTGGATTAAAATTAGATCCGTCATAAACTTTTAAAGAACTAGATGATTTGTCATACCATAACTCACCAGTAAGTGGAGCTGATGGTGCTGTGGTCGAAGCAGAATTTTCTAATAGTTTTACAAGATTTTCATTAAATGGTTCACCATAGGATTGATAGTTTCTTCCTATTAATTGAAGCGAAGTGGTTGTATCAAGGACACCATCTTCTACTGTTGCTACTATTGTTCCATCTGTTTTATTAATTGTGTATGCCATGTGTTATATTTACCGCTCCTTAAACATCAACAAAGTTTGTCAAACTTTGAATCCTTATGGTATAGTCTATTTGTATCAATCTATTCAACGATTTTTGCACAGGATGGAATATCACATGTGTCAATAGATTGCCTGCGCCTGCTGTGCCTTCCCATGAAAACAGTCCAATTTCATCAAACACATATGTGTCATTCACTGTGGTTGTGTTGTCAAACGCTTGTTGACCTGCTGGCTCACCGAAGTCTAACAGACAAGATATTATACAGTCAGTATAGGTTGTTCCATCTGTGTGTGCAATTGTAATTTTGTTTCTTGTTGTATCTGTGTTTAGTGATGATTGATCATTTACACTTTTGTAATAAGTTCTGTTATATAAATTTGCATTTGCACCTGTGGTATTTGGTGTAAGATATGTTATGATACCTGTGTTATCTACAGAAGTACCACCATTTCCAAAGTGCATTTCTTCAATGAAGCCTGTTGATCTGTTTGCTATAGATTTTGCAAGTGCTTCAGAAAAATTTTCATAATGTATTGCATTCTTTTTGTCTACATAAACATCACCTGAGTCTGGATCAAAGATTTTAATATAACCTTCAATGTTTATACCCTGCTGTTCATCAGGTTTAACTGTTGTTTGTGTTTGATTATCTTGTGTTGAATCAGTCATATCATCTATTTATACTGAACAAATATAGCAGTACATATTTGATGACTATAAATACTAACACATGGCAACACAAGTACAGTTTAGAAGAGGAACTACAGCCGAACACACTTCATTCACAGGAGCTATTGGCGAAGTAACTGTTGACACTACTCTTGATACAATCAGAGTGCATGACGGAGCAACTGCTGGTGGTATAAGGATAGCAAAATATTCTGAAATTCCTTCAACATTCAGCATAGATTTTGTTGCAGATGACAGTGCAACTTTGACTGTCACAGCCGACGGAACTGAAACATTGCGATTCGCTGGTGGTACTAACATCAATACATCTACAGATTCAGCAGGCACAGTTATTATTGCTACAAATTCTGATTTGACTGCTAACACTCTTTCATCTAGTGATTCTACAGCTATTACAATAAACGATGATATAAACCTAGCTGGTGTGTTAAGATCAGAAGATTCAGGCACAGTCAGTGTTGACGGAGCAATGTCAATTTCAGGTGCTGTGACATCCGGTGGAAACATCACTGCCACAGGCTCATTTATAATCGGATCTGCTGATATGAACGAGACTGATTTAGAAAAATTAGATGGCATCACTAATGGAACAGCTGCCGCAAACAAAGCTTTAGTTGCTGACAGTAACATTGATATTGCAAGTTTAAGAAATATCACTGCCACTGGCACTGTACAATATGGATCAATTTCAGATGGTACAATAACCATCACTGCTTTTGTTGATGAAGACAACATGGCTTCAGATTCAGCTACTTTGATACCCACTCAACAATCAGTAAAAGCATATGTTGACAACGCTGTTTCTACAGGAACTTCTGCAGTTGCCACAGAAGCAACCAATGTCACAGTTACAGCCAACAATACCACTGATGAAACTGTTTATATCACTTTTGTCGATGGTGCCACAGGCACACAAGGCATTGAGACCGACACAGGATTATCATATAATCCATCTACAAATATTTTATCAACCACAGCATCACAGGCACAGTACGCTGACTTGGCAGAAAAATACTCAGCAGATGCAACCTACGATGTAGGCCATGTGATGATACACGGTGGCACTCATGAAATTACACAGTCCACTGTAGAAAATGATACAAAAATTGCAGGCGTAGTGAGTGAAAAATGGGCCTATCTAATGAATCAACAAGAAGACGGACCAGCTATTGCACTCAAAGGCAAAGTTGAATGCAAAGTGGTAGGTTCTGTAAGAAAAGGTGATCTTTTGGTTACTTCTAATACTCCAGGCCATGCAGTTGCCTCAGACACTCCTAACCCATTTGCTGTGATAGGCAGATCACTTGTTGATGATGATCAAACTCATCCTAGAATTATTTTTATAAAAATTTAAATTAGACTTAGATCTGCTGATTTGTCTTGCAGAAACGCCACATTTATATTTGTAGATTGTTGAAGTCCTTGTCCGTCAGCACCTGTGGTCGCACCTTGATTGTACCACACTGAACCTGTTTTCCTTATGATGTTGATTTGAACCCCTGATGCAGGTGCTGTGTCTAAAATTACTGCTGAACTAGAATCACTTCCAACACTAAATGTTTTGATATTTTCACCTCCAACAAATACAAGCACTTGGTCTTTGTTTGACGGAACATAATCTAACGCAAATGACACTGTGCTTCCGTCGCCAGTAAATGTAGTTGTTGTGGTAGTGTCTTGATATGGCATTGTTTGAATTCCGCTGGCATCAACAACTTTGGCATTTCTTGTGTGTTGTTGAATTGCAGTGCCGAGCGTGCCTCTGAATAACCTACGCAGTGTGTTGCCATCTTTTTCAAAATATGCAATTCTTTCTGTGCCTATGAACACAACACCTGGATTATTAGCATCAGTGTCTGGATCACCTAATGCACTTGCATCACTCACTGTGATTTCGGTATCACTTATATTCACATCAGATGATAGATATGTGGAATGTGCTGTGCTGATTCTTTTGTAGTGATATCTGTTGATGATGTCTTTGAAAACTCTATAAGCAATCGCAGGTTTAGACACACCACCAGCAACATATGTAATGGTGATTACATCATTTACACCTAAATTTCTATTAGGTAACACAATCTCATTGCCTTCCAAAATAAAATCATGATTTGCTGTGAGGTATTCTTTGTTCACTGCTACAAATACATAACTTTCATTGACTGGTGTAGCACTCAGTCTATACCTTTTAGACTGTATGTCTACAACAAAGATGTTACCATCAGTAAAACCAAAATCTTCATTTGGTTGATCAAGAGCGCCAAGATCACCAAAATCTTCTGTGTTATCAATAGAGTCAACCACTCCACCATAATTTAATCTATTCACAGCAAGAGCACCTGTTGAACCTGCAAATACTTCAGTTCTCAATGATTGTGTGTCATGATTAGAAAATGTTGTTACAAACACACTCTCAGCATCTATGCTAGAATCGCCGTTCCATCCTGCCTGTAAAACTAATTTTCCACTAGCATCAAGTTCATAATCATGACCAGATTTGTAAACAATAGCAACTACATCGCCATCTGCTGGAGCAGTTGTCAAAGCCACCGATCTATCACCACCTAAAGTAGTGCTCATTGAAAAGTCTGATACACCCACAAGTTGGATTCCATTTTTCCAAACTTCTGTGTTTGTGATGTCAGCAGTAGCTGACTCAACTGGTTCGTTAGGCACAACAAAATCAACTGTTGAACCATCTCCCAAATAATAAGCAATCTGAGGTGGTTGCAGCCTGTATCGATTTGATTTGTCAGCACCACTGACTCCTTCAACTATAACTTTGTGATGATGAGGTCCTGTTATTAAAGACACAGGATCTAATTGAATAACAAATTCAGTTGAATCAGTTTGAATATTGTCATATTGTGTGGTAACCACTTCGCTGAACGCTTTTGTTCCAGAAGGTAAATCAAATAGGTATACCTGCACTTGATCACCCACAGCAGGTGCTTGAGTAAATTTTACATCTGCTGTCACTCCATCAGCATTAAGTTGCAAAGATACAGTCTGTTTGATTCCATTGACCAAAACATATTGTTGTGTGATTAGATCAAAATTTATTTTTGACTCAAATGTATTAGAACTATCTGTAGCAGTAAACTCAAACTTGCCTATCAAATTGTCTGTAGCTACTCGGATTGCGGTGATAGAAATAATATCCCCTGAACTAGGAGCAATTGCAAATTGTATAGTTTTATTGGGATAATCAAGCGTATATTCAATACCTCTTCTTTGGAATAGATTGTTTTTGAATACACGCAAGCCATCAACAGCAGATAAAGATGGAGTTGCATAGTTAACTGTGCTACCATCACCATAATAATTTTTTTTGCTTACAGTTGAGGCACCGTCAGTTTGTTTTGTGTACACCTTGAGATCCATGGTGTCATACACTCCACCTGGCAACACCTCTTCTGGTGCATGAGCTGAATATTCCGAAATAAAAGCATCGCCAACTACATTAATATCTTCTGCTCTAATACCTAGTTCAGTAGTAAATGTTTTTGAATCTAGTACTTGATCTAAATTTTCTGGATCGCTATCCTCTGTAACAATAATATTTGTGTCGTATTGCACTAAATCAAATCCTGTTAAATCATAACCAGTTGACGAAGCAAACGATAAGCCTGAAACTTTTACTCCTGGATATTCTATCCCAGTCATTAGTTGAGAATAAGCATTAATTGTAGTTGAGCCATCACCAATTAGTCCTGCCATACCAGTTGTTGGTGAATAGAAACTTGCAATTCTATCTGTAGCTGTCCATCTTGTAATAGGACTTGTGTTTGTTACCGAAGAAGAATCAGATAAAATCGCATTGTCGTCAAAAGTCTTGCCACTTGTAAATGATTCTTGCACTCTATATATTTCATTTAGATATCTGACATTGTCACCTATCGAATAAGATGTAAAGGGTGCCCATTCTAAAATGTTAGAACTATTGATTTCTTTTAGAGTGTTCACACGATCAAACTTTATTTGCGAATCTATTGATCTAACTTTTCCGTTTCCGAGTTCTGCATGAGCAAGTGCAACTGTAGTCACAGTGCTACCTCCTCCGCCTTGTAGTGTAACTGTTGGTGTTGTGTAATAACCCGACCCTTTATTAGTAACTGTTATCCGTGTAACTTTTCCGTCTCCTATACTTGCTGTTGCTGTAGCACCGGTGCCGCCACCACCTGATATGACAACTCTTGGTGGTTCTGTGTATCCTGATCCACCACGATCAACAACAATAGAATCTATTACAAATTTAAAGTTGTCTGCGTACAATTTCCATGGATTTTTACTGTACACATCAGGATATGATGAATCATCTTGACGTAGAGTTGGAGTGATGTATTCTTGTATGGTTTTGTCAAAATAAGTTTTATTGTCAAAATCTGTGATGTCACCTTCAAAAACATCTTGATTGTTGTATAATGTAATGTCTTCTCGCACATTTGTTTTGAATGGTAGAACTTCATCTAAAAACTTTTGCACAGCATCAGAAGAATCGATCTGGAACTCACGCAATTGTTCTAGATTTGAATATGTGTTTATAAGTTTTACAAACGATGTTTTGAACACCCAATCAATATCTTTTTGTTCTTGTTGTGCAATTCTTACACCTATAAAAAATAATTTGTTGAACAATAGAGCATCTTCATCAATAGCCCATGATTTTATACCTTCTAAAATATTTCTTAATTCTGTAACTGCTTCAGCATCATACAATGATGAACCATATGCGTCTGCTCCAAAACCCACTTGATTGTTTACATAATCATATAATTTTGTTGATAGTTGAATAGTTCCATTTTGTATAGCAACCACTTTCCAGCTAGAAGGTGTTTTTTCATACATTCTAAACTCACCATCATATGATGTCTGGACTTTTACAATATCTTTGACATTGTAAGTTCCATTCAATCTTGCTCTTTCATCTGCAACAATATAATTGGCAACTGTACTAGAAGAATAGCCATTAGCATACCAATCAGCATAATCCCAATAATCCGCAGTGTCATAAGTCTGTTGCGATGTTCTTGACCAAGCAGTCCCGCTCCATTCATTTACTGACCAACCTTGTGCAACATTGGAATCAACAAGTACTAAAATTTTATACCCTGCACTCAGTTCATCTGTATTAACATATAATAAATCAACATCTGTATCTACAGATCTATCATACTCACCTAATGTCAAACTGGGCAGTGTTGATTTTTCTAAAAATTTTGTTAAATCCTTTGTTGTGGCATAAGGCTTGTTTGTTAGATTATCGTTTATAAATTGCACAATAATTTTTAAAGCCCCTAATCTATCCTTGTACCAACTCTGCCTTGGTCTGTTTAACGAACCATATCTTAATCCTTCTGGTTGAGTTACATCCGGTACTGATCTACCAAAATTATCAAAACCAATAAGACTATCAAAAAATTTATCAGTAAGTTGTTGAGGAATTTCTGAATTTGCATCATCCTTTGATATTAAAACATGTTCAGTGTGTTTTTGTAGCTGTTCATTGTCAGTTGTATTTTCAATTTTAAAAATAATTCTATCTTGCTCTAATTGAGAACGATCAAGATTTAACAACACTGCTCTGTTACTAACCACAGCACCATAATTGTTTGCAAACGAATCGGGATTTTGTATTGCATTAGCAACTTGTTGAGCAGATACACTGTTGTTGCTGTCAACAGTTTTTCTATTGGTTACCCAATAAAAATATTTGTTTGTAAATGTTGATTTGTTTGCATCAAAAACTCTTTTGGTTAAAAAGTTTGTTTTTGCAGTTCCTGTTATATTTTGACTTTCTCCTTCATTAGTTCCTGACAGAGCATTGTATTGAGTTGGTGTAAGATCACTTTCAATCCAAACATTAACTTCAACCGAACTGCTTGGATGCAGTTTGCCCCAATTTGTCAATTTTTCATCTAGTGATCCTTGTTCATACCAAATGTATTTGAATTTTGAAACGTCTAACCAAATTTCTCCATTATGATCGTCATCCCATGATGAATAGTTTGCTGGATCATAAGGTGTCTGATAAGAAATGGCTTTTTGTACTTCGCCAAATAATCTTCCTTTGGCAGGATCGATTAAAGCTAGTTGAGTGAGTGTTTTTCCAGTGTCTTTGTTGTATAAGAAACTGTTGGTTATGTTTGCTGAACGAACTAGATCAGGTTGGGTATAAGCAGTTTTCCATCCTAAATCAGATGTTGGTTTTTCAAACACAAACAGTCTGCCACTATTTGACAGTGTAGTATCAAGTTTTGGTGCACCAATATAAGCAGAAAGTTGAGACAATGCTAACGCACCGCCATAATTTGCACCAGTCTGTAAATTTACACTTGTAGGCAAATTTTGCACATACTTAAATTGTGTGTCTAATTTATTGTATACATGAACTTGTCCACTATCTAATTGCAGATCTATAAATCTTGTTGTTGATCTATCAAACGTAGTCCCAGACAAAGCAGTTGACCCATCATCAGTCACAGTGTCAAATGTTGTAGATAATTCAGCGTCACCCTTGTTGCTTTGGATTAAAAGAGTGTTATCTTTGACATACAAATTATTACCAAATTGTTGATTGCTTTGTATTTTTGGTGCTGTGATGATTTCTTCAAATGCAAATTGTTTGATTACAATCACAGCACTTGAAGTAGGAGCGGTGCCGAATGTAATTGTGTTGCTAGAACCATCTAGTGTGTAAAATGGTGCTGTGCTACTGTCATCATTTTGTACAAGATTGTCGTTGTTTACAAAAACACCCAAATGTATTGAATGATCAATATTGAAACCAACAGTAAATGTAGTTGTACTGCCATCTCCAACATGTTCAGATGTGTTTTGAATGTAATGGAATACTCCTCCTTGATCACCTAATACATCTGTATATTTTGGTGCACCTACTAGTAAGTCAGTGCCATCTTCACTGATAGCTACTCCATTTCCAAACTGCACATCATCTATAAGATTTGGTTCAATTTTTTCATGCTCAAAAAATGTGTCATTTTTTAATCTATAAACATAAACTGTGCCTGCATTTGCAGTTGTGCTGTCATTATCATACAAAGGTGCAGAGATTGCCAAAGTATTTCCATCTTCTGCAAAAGCAATTTTATCGCCAAATCTTGAATCAACTTGACTGTTTGATGAAGGAATCAGCGTTTGGTGAAGATCATATCTAGCAGACGAACCATCTTTGGCATATTTGTAGATGAACACTGCACCTCTATCATTGGTTACAGAATCATCTGGTGATCCTGGAGCTCCAACAGCAAGGTATGTGCCATCACCAGATACAGCAATTGCTTTACCAAATTCTCCTCCTGCGTCAACATTGGGTGCAATTATCGATTGATTGATGCCAAAACTTAATCTTGCGTCTCTGTTGATCCAATGCACTGCACCTTGTGATGCATAATCCGATCCTAGTATTGCTGTGATGCTCAACACCGATGACGAATCACCTATGTCCAATGTTTCTACTTCGAAATCTTGATTGCCGGTATTTTTTACCCATATGATATCATTGTCCCAATCTATGTCTAAAATTGTACCAGTGGCACCACTGTTTGCTCCTGTGATGGTTGTACCACGGGAATAAGTTCTTGCTGTTGCACTGAGTGTCAATTTAACAATGTCAAATGTTCCAGGCGAACTTGCAAAAAGTCTTGCTCCATCTGTAGTGATGGCTAAACTTTCACCAAATCTATCATCATTTGCTGTGTTGCCTATATCAAGTTCAATATCATTGCGAAGTGTAAAATCATCTGTCACGTTACCACGCAAATAAACAAATACTTTGTTAGATCCAGGAGCACCTACTCCTAGATACAGATTGTTGTCAGACACAGCAATTGCTGTGGCAGTTTCACCATCTTGAGAAAGTTCGTCACTAAATGTTTGCTCGCCTATGGTATAATCTGTATCAACAGATTTTTGATATACTTTCCATAATCCATTGTTAGGATATTGCTCATTGTAATTGTTATCAACATACACATAGTTTCCGATTTGAAATCCTTTTGTTGGAGTAATGGACTCTATGTTGTCAATAGAATTTATTCTGATGCTTGTAAGTTTAGAAATCACCCCAACAGTGTTTGTGCTATCAAAATTACCTGTAAAATCTACACTGAAAGTATTCAGATCATCAGTGCTATCTGTAAGTTTGACTTTATATATGCCATTGATTGATGCGTCAGTGCTTGTTATAACCACGTAGTCATCTTCTGATAAACCATGCGGTCTGTTCGATGAAATCTGCAGTGTGTTATCAAATTGTTTGTACACTGTTGCATTTGCATTAATACTGTTTACTCTTTTGACATCCCAATCACCACTGGCTGTGTTTGCAATCCATACAGTAGAGCCTTCTTTGAGATCACTTACATCTAAATCAAGAAGTTCACTTTCATGGAACACAGTTTTTGTAACTTGCTCTGGTAAGGCATATCCTGCTATGGGATAAGAAAATATAGATTGTGTGGTGTTTTGATGCTGATCATAATCATAAGTTATAAATGGTGATCCACTGAATGCATAAGGTTTTATCAATAACTCATCATTTACAGCATTTACATTTATAATTGTTTCTGTATCTGCTTGACTTCCATCTGTAATATTGTAAATCAATTTATTTTTTATGTGAATAGATTCGTCAACTTTGAAAGCGAATTCTTGCTGAGTTCTGTGGCCGCCAAATTCTCCAACTCTGAATGCATAATCTTCAAAAAGATTGTAAGAAACTGTTTGTCCGGTTTGCGGTTGAGATTTAAATTTTTGGATTGGAGACACTGTGCCTTTTTCCTTGAGCATACCTTGATAGAATTTGAATTGTGTAAGTTCTTCTAAACCAAGATCATTAAAATAATCTCTTTGTTGATAGCCAATTAAATGTTGAGCATATCTTTGTTGTTCCGCATCGAAATTGTCTGAGTCTAAAGAATAAAAATCTCTGAATGCTTCGGCTTTGGCATCCCAGTTAGGTAGCATCTGTTGTTGAGGAGATTCTGTTTTAGCAGACCAATTTTTGCTATCAAAATTTTCATCACTTGTATGGTTTTGTATTGCTGTATAATATTTGCCTTGATGTGAAACATTTTCACCTATTCTATAGTCGCTAAAAGGTTGCCATTCACTAATTTTTGCTTGATCGATTACATATCCTGGTGCATATAGATCGCCATTCCAATTTGCTGTTTTAAATCCAACTAATTTTACACGGTCTTGTCTATTTCCTAGAGCCTCATCAAAAATAACATCTTTAAATTGAGATGAGTTGTCTAGTAATATTAAGTGTTCTTTTTGGACTGCTTTGATGTCTGCATTGTAAATGCCGTCTTCTGCAGGATTTGTAATAATTTCAAAAATCCCATCCTGTCTTTTTGTGCTTAAATTGTAGGGATTAATCGGCAGTCCATCTTGCTGAAGCACTGAATAGTATTGATCAGAGTCTGTAAGATCATCACCTATTGTATTTTCTTTTTTATATTTCAGAGACTGAGCCGCAGGCGAAAGTGTAATTACTGCATTTGTATTCCAATTTTGAGTTGACCAAAACAAAAATTCCTTGACACTAAGTTCCCAGTTTGCAGGAAGATTAAGTTCCGAAACAAAATTATCAAATATAAATCCTTGTTGTTCAAGATATTTGCTGTAACCAAACAAAAAATCAGCCACTTCTTGTTCGTTTTTTAACTCAGTTCCGTATGGCACAATTGTTGCTGTAGTTTCATAGTTTTTATATTGTTTGACCGACACACCGCCTTTCAAAGGAAGAGCAGAACCAATTTCATTCCAATTAGATTCATTAAAGGTTTGATTAGAACTGATGCTCTGCAGTGCTCTGTAAAACTTTCCAGCATTTTTTACAATTGAACCATTTGCGTAAAAACCTCCTGGCTGCCATTGGCTAAAAGATTCAGTGGTGGCTCCAACTCTTACAAGCACATGATCATTGTACTGTTTAGGTTTATAGTAAGAAAAAGTTCTTGCATAATTTGAATATCCAGACACTTTGTACCCATTGTCTGTCTTTTGAACAATCACACCACTGTAATTTACAGTTGCCACTGGAGCACTTTTGTAAAGCAGTATATCAAAGTTTTCCTGTGGTAAAAATACTCCTTGTGCTGTGGTCTGTGGTGATACACTACCTACAGAAACTTGAAGATTATCTTTGTTTGTAAATCCACCTAGTTTGTAGGACAATTGAACACTAATGTTATCAAATCTATTTGCAACATATGTTGATGCATTATATCCCAAATGTTTGATGTAATCAAATACAGTGTTGATATAACCAGATGTAAACACTGTTGCTGATGGTAAGAAATAGTTGTTAACAGGTTGTCTATATTTGCCATTATAGACATACTGATTTACAACATTTTTATTAATTCTTGATGTATCAAAATACATGCCGGCGTATTGACCTGGTTTCGATAAAAATTTTGCAACCTGTTCAGCAAATCTATATGAAGAAGATTTTTTCCAAGCTGATTCTGGTGGACCAGAATCGCCATACGTCCAGTTGTTTTGTTGATCGCGATCTAATATTGTTGACTGCCCTAATATCCCTGCATCAGATGGCGATGCGATCTTGCCGTCATTTGTTACAGGAATCACACTGTAAAAGTCATTCGTTCTTCTGTATTGCGTATAATAGCCTTGCCTTTCTCCTTGTGCAATGAATCCGTCCGCAATGTCATTCCACAACAGTAGATTGCCTCTAGTATAAGGAGCAGGTCCATATCTTGTTTCCCACCAATCAGGTTTAATGCTGAATCCTAACATTTCCCAAGGTGTAGTGTGTGGAGTATCTGTGTCAAACCATTGTGTGTAGATACCTCTCCAATGGCCAGGAAGTGATGTGTTGTCTATAGAATTTTTATATTGTGCAAAATTCCATGTAAAATCGTTGGATGCATCATATGTGTCATTGGTTGTGTAATCTATGGCATTTGTTCCAGTCCAACTGAAAAAATCTCTAGCAAATACATCAAGGATTTCTTTGTTAGTGTACTCGTTATCTCTGAAGAAGCCATAGTTTATGTTTAGAACATCCGGATTGTACTTTGTTTTTATATTGTTGTAAATTCTTTTTTCAAATTCAAGTAAAAGATTATCTCTGTAATCACCGTATGCAAGTGTAATAGATCCGTCATGACCTTTGATGACATCTAAACCCAAACCATCATCAGTTTGATAAGTGTCATCTTTGAATTTAATTGGCTGATACACTGGTGCCAATCCTAATTTTGCAGGTGTATCTGGAACAAAACTGCTATCGGTAGAATCATACTCCACAACTTTTATCACATCATTTACAGATAAATCTGTTTTGATTTCAACTCCATGTTGATTAGAAGAGTCAGATACATCAGTAAACTCATAATCTAATTCGTGTACTAGTTGAACATTGTTAAGGTATACATATACAGATCTTTTTGACAATTCATTAAGATTGTGTCTTTGACTTATTGGATAGTTTACAACTTCTGAATCAACCACTGTATAGGAGGTCACTATCCTATCATTGCCAAACCCAACCATGTCTGTGTTTGCAAACGGCATTGAATCAGTCTTATTTTCGTTTATTAATTCTAACACCCGATTTAAGTTTTCATCATCATTACCATCTAGCGAAATTTCCTTGCTTCTTTCAACTAAGCTCTGTTTAATTTTTTCATATTCTCTAGCTGCAAAACGCATAGATTTTGCAAGACTCATCACATCATCTTTCAGTAATATATGTGCTAACACATCAGATCCAGAGTGTTGCATGATGAGAGAACCGTATGTAAACAATTGATGTATATCTCGAGAATTGTTTATGCCAACTGGTGTACCATCAAAAGAAGAATTTTCATGTGTGGCTAATCTATAGTGTTTGACAATATCGCCTAGGGTAAATTTTTCAAAATTTTCATTTTTACTATTTCTTTGAAGTGACAACGGTGTTTCGAAAAATCCTTTACCAGATGGGGTTCCAGTTTTAGAATGACACTTAATTGTGATTACGTTGCCTGGCTTTATCACATTATCAGTCTTGACGTAAAATCTACCATTGATTGTTTCTGTACTGTAAGTTGTAATAAAGTCTCCGTTCAAGAACACTTGGAATGTAAGATCAGTCAATGTACTTGCATTAAGATAATGATTTATTTCAAAATAGTGTTCATTGTGGTTGGATTCATACGTTTGGACAATGCGTTGACTATTTTTAATTTTTGTTTTTTGCCAATTGTTTATACTGACATGATTGGTTGATCCTTTTTGATATTTGTGAATATGATATTGTCTAATAGGTTCTTCAACAATTACTCCTTCATTAACATACTGAAAACTAGACGAATTGAAAGTATCATTTATCCTTAAATCATTAATAAGTCCCAATCTTTCATAAATTACATTTGTGCCATATACTGTGTCTGGTGTGCCTTGACTGGCATCTGTTGCAATTTCAAATAAAGTTGTTCCAGTAAAATTACTAGACACATATGTGTCTAAGTTGCTCAAAGAAACGTGATTGTTATCAAACACATCAAATAATGGTTTTTGATTGATTTTTGTTTTTAATTGAGACGCTTTCCATACATCATTTTCTACGTGGTATGTGACTCCTCTGTTGTTTCCTCTTCTTGCTGTCACACTCAACATTTCTTGGGCAGTAAAAGATTCACTCAGGACTAATTGTAAAACAGTGGTTGAATCAACTGCGTTGGAAACTTCTGCAAAGTCAACTTCAAAAATCCGTTTCTGTTGGTTAGGATCAGCAGTAAAAATCACAAGGTCGCCTTTTCTTAAAGCGGTTCCATCAGAAAAATAACCTTCTTCTCCCTGTACCTTAGAAAGTGCATCAGTAGTTTCTGTGTCAATTACATCGATCAATCTTCCGTTGTTTCCGTGATTGTACAGTTCAAGATTAGCAACAAACTCAATAATTGGCCTTTTTGCTCTAATATTTTCGCTTAGTGGTATGGTTGTGTTTAATTTGCTTTCTGTCTGTCTAACAGCATCGATGTGTACCCATCTATTTGCTCTGGTCCATGCATTTAAATCTTGCGATTCTCTATTGATTGTCCAATAATCTGGTGCTGTACTTTGACTCGTGCTGTTATCAAAGCCAACTGTGTCCCAACCAACTGTGCCATTTTCATCAAATATTTCTCCAGATTCTATGCCATAAGATTCTACAACTTCGTGTTGAGAAATATCAGTGAATGAAATTCTGTTTCCTACACCGTTAACAAAATACTTTACATTAGTGTAATTAGATACTGCTCCTGATGTAATTTGAACATTGACTGTGTTAGTCAACTCGAAGCCTGTTGCATCGATAAAATTTTTACATCCTTCTATTGCTTCAGCAGGATCAAAATCTTCTAATTCTAAATCTTTAATAATGATTCTACCTTTCATAGATATGTGGTTGCCACATTGGTAGAACAGTACGTTATCTACTGTAGTGCTACTATCAGATGCAGGAACTTTTAACTTTACTGTTCCTTCAGATGCACCATTATTTTCAACATAAGTTGAATCAAACTGATCAGCATCTCCTGTACCATATTGTGTTTTGATATAAAATGGATGACCCGGAGCATCAATTTCAAAATTATATGTACATCCTTTGTACACAATTATATCTGGATTGTTTTGATCAACTTTGTTAGAAAACTTGTAAGCACCCAACCCGTTGTTAGTTACGGAAATTGTCGATTGTGTTCCAGGACCAAGCACAAGAGTAATTGGAGATAAATTGTTTGCAATCCAATAATATTGTCTGTAATTGACAAATTTGTCATGGTCGATTGGCGGAGAATATGCATAAGATTCTTGTTGCCATAATCTGTCATGTTTATCAGAAGAACCTCCTTGGGCAGCGATTTCATTGACAGCATCAATGTATTGCGATGCAAAATCTACTGTGTTGCCGTCAGATTTATAAACCACTGTTGGTTCTAATTGATAATTTTGCCTTTGTGTGGTGCTTTCTTGCACATATATGTCTGATGTTCTGTAAGAAGGACGAAATCTTTGTCCTATATACGCACTTAATTTTTCTAATACACTTGGTTCGATCAGTTGATCAATTGTTGAATTTATAAACCTTTTGTTTTTTTCTGTTTGAAAAATTTGTGGTAAAAGTTGAGAACTTGATCTAGTTGATTTACTCATTAGTAGTAGCCTCCACTAGACGATGCTGTCGATGAACTAGAAGTCGAAGCAGTGCTAGTGGTTGCCACTGTACCTGAAGTCGCTGTAGATGTAACTTCTGCACTGGTAACCACTGTCCCAGTTGCTTTTAATTTTTCTGCACTAAGTGAATTGATAATTTCAACATTGTCAACAGTTGCTGATGAAATAAAAATTTCATTGTCGTCAGCAAATACTTGAAACAAAGAACCGAAGCCTGATGTAGATTGTGCAGGAACTATGACCACACTGAGTAGGTCTGGAGCAAGTTGATTGTGAACATAAGCTGCCAATTCTGTAAAATAAAAAGTATCACCAAAATCCCAAAAATCAATTCTAAAATATTCATCAATGGCTGCAATCACACTTGATTTAATTTGATTATCACTTGCGGATGACAAAGGATTTTTTACAACTTTAAACTGTGCTTGTAGGTTTGCATCTGCTCCTGGACCAAATAACAAAGTGTATTGACCGGGATTGAATATTACTTCATCACTCACAGACTTGATTCCATCAAGTGAAGCAAGATATTGGCTTTCAAGATCAAAAATTGTTGGTGCACTAGGTTTAGAGGTTGCTTGATTGTTTCTTAGCCAGGTGCGTAATGATTCATCATATGATTTGGTCATCACATACACATCAACAATGTTAGACACAGCAGGATCTATTCTTCTGTTTCTGTTTGCTCCATGGTTGTAGTTGTAAAGTAAATCTTGTCTTCCTAGTTTTGCAGAATACACTGTAGGTGTTGAAGTTGTGTCAGTTGTACTGTCATATTCTGCAAAGGTGTTTGTGGAATAGAAATAAAACAGTTGACCATCTGGGTACAATGAAAAATCAGTTATATCAGATTCTAGTGCTGTGACAAAAAAGTTTGTTTGATCAACAACATTTTGCTGTTCAAAACCATTCACCGTCACTGTTTCAAAAAACACATATTTGTTTGTTACATCATCTTGTGGTGCAACTATAGTTGTGAATAGATCTGGATTGTCAATCACACCGTCATCATCTGAATCAAAAAATCCAACTTTTATTTTTCTTGTGTCGTTATATCCATCTGATCCAGTAACATTACCTACAATCTGCCAATCATAATTGTATGTGATGCTGGTGGTAAAATCAGGACCTGTGTTACTTTTTAGAATTCTAATTTTGTCTTTAATAGTAACACCTGTTTGCGGATCTACTATTTTTGCTTGTGGATCAAAATAAAATTTGTTGCGTGTGGCAGATTCGAATGTGTATTCGGTTGATCTATAAGTCACTGTATAACTTACACCATTAGTTTCAAATTTTATTAACCACGAATTATCTAAATTACTACCGCTGGTATCTCCTTGTTGGTTTAGATCAAAACTGCCGCTTCCTAAATTATCTTGTGAAATAATTGACCACGTTTGAGTGTTTACATTGTATGTCAATCCAAAATCATTATATTCAACCACATTAGAAATAATTGCATTAGAAAGTGTTGTTGTGATGTCATCAACAAAATTTGGTATAATTTCGTCTAACACAGCTGATGCAGGTACAAGATCATTCAACACAATTGGGCCTGTACCGTCTGCTAGATTTCCAAGACCACCATTTGAGCCATCACCCTCAACTGATACCACTTTGGACCATATTACATCAGATGATCCAGGATGTCCGCCTGCACCTGTCATTTGTGTACCAGATTGTGGCATGAAATGAGAACCAGATGTAGGTACAAACTTACACAAGGCACCCTGAGTAACATATTGTAGATTTGTTGTCACAGATGTTCCTACACTCAATGGTCCAGAATCTTTAAAATAACCTGTGACTTGATTTGTGGTTTGAGTAGACTTGTTCCAAGTAACTCCTGTGGGTGGAGTTATCCTTCCGTAATTTTTATAGTAATATTGCTTTAATGCCGGCGATGTGAATACATCAGCAAGAGTGCTGTTGATGACTCTTTCAACATCATCCCTTGTGGTAAATTGAAAATCAAAAGTTTGTGTTCCTTCGTCTTGATACAAGTATCCATCATCAGACACTACATTCACTGGCGAATAGACTCCTGTTGGATCAACTACATCTAAAAATCTTGATATTCCAGATGCCGATCTTACCTGTGATTTGATTTTTGCAATTGATTGGTTTTGAGTCAAAGGTAGTATTTGATAGTCCTCTGCAGAAATCATTCTGTTGTTTGTGTAATAAGATTGTGGTGCTTGAGTTTTGATTTCTTGTATCGACTGTGATCGTGATGCATTTGTTACAGTGCTTTGTAAACTTGCAGAAATTGTTAGTGTGTTTACTTGTCCATTTTTGCTGACATAGTCTAACGAAATATCTATGTTTTGCATATCAGCAGGATTTACATTATATGTTAAACCATTGCTCTGTCTAAAATAACATCTAAAGTTGCCTTGTGGCAAAGTGCCGTAGACACCATCAGAAAACACAAGATCAACTTGATCATTTGTTTTGGTTACCACAGCAAATTGGTTTACTATGTTATTTGCTAATTCATTGTAAATTATATTGTTGCCTACAATTGCAGGTACCTTTTGCCAGCGTTGATCAATGATGCCATTTTGATCTAGTTTGTACAAAAATACATCATCATTGTTGATGTTGTTTTCAGTGATAGAAACCACAGTGTTAGGTGCTGTGTTGGTGATAGTAAAATCTTGCGAATTTAATGCACCTTGTCTAAAATGTAAAAAATAGCCTGTGTTGTTGGAGCCAAATCCTCTGCTGTCATTTCGATACAACATGGTCATAGAGTTTCCAGGTATAGGCGATTCTTCATACACATATGTTTGATTTGCAAATGAACATGGCACTACTTCAAAGTCCATGTTCACACCGTTGATATTTTTTGAAAATGGTACAATTGGTACATCAAGGTTAGCACCATTTATTCTATACAATTGTGAAGGAATGCCAGCAATGGTGGCGCTCAATTCAGGTTTGTTTACAAACTGGTTTCTTGGCAGTGCCGCATTAAGCACAGCATTGAATTGATCTTGCCAATTGTCATTGGTCAAGTCGTTCCATAGTATTGGAGTGTTTGCAATGTTTTGACCATTAGAATCTAAAACATTCTGCGTGGTTGAGACAGATAAAATTTTTAAAAAGCCAGAGCTTGCTGTGTTTCGCTTGGGTTGATATGAAATCAGTCTTGCTAATCTCAGTACAGATTCTTTTCTTTCTGCAAGATCAATAAAGTTTTCTCTGGCATTGAGATCAACTCTGTATGATATCGACTGTGCCACATATGCAATCATATCAATGAGTGCAACATATTCTGATGATTCAATAAAGTCGTTGAAGGATTCTGGATAATTTAGTTGCAGATAATCAATGAGAGTACGTCTAATGGTGTCAAAATCGTATGACTTAAAATCTGCTTGTTTGAAAGTTCTATACAATTTTTGCCACACTGTGTTGGCCAAAAGAGTGTTCTGTCTAGTGTTGGATGCCATATTGAATATTTATTGTAAACAAAATATGACTACTTAATAATTTGCTGTTGATGAATTGAAAAATTGTCCAGGACCTTGTAAAAGTCCTTGTTCTGAATCAAAAAGTAAATTGATGGTTTCGCCAATTGCATAACCAATGTACAACACTGTCATTTTGACAGACAAACCTTGCTCTGCTTCTTGTACTTCAATTTGATCCAAAGTCACACGAGGATCATAATTGATCACTTCTTCAACATCACGAATCACAGCATTTTTTGTGTCATCATCTAGTGGATCAAACAAATACAACCAGATGTTGGTGCCAAAATCTGGATTTTCTAGTTTTTCACCTTTGCGAATGTTGAAATGATTCAAAAGATCTTGTTTGACTAGCTCGACATCATACAATTTTGGGTCAAGAAATTCTCTGCCTTGTGTTGAAAACCCTTTGAACACCTGTGAAGATTGTGATGTTCGCTTGGTGCGTTTTTGATCTTTGTATGTAACAACTGCCATTTTTTATATTTAACCTACAAAAACATTGGCCGAACCTGTAGCTGCATCACCACAAGTTGCAAGATCGCCTGCATTACACACTGCCTTGTTGTCGACAAAGACATTGTTGGATCCTGCTATCATAGTAGGTGCATCATGAGGAGGCAATCCGTGATTGGCAACAGAATCACCATCAACAATGATTTCTTCACCATTGGCGTACACAGTGGTTTGACTTGGAATAAGATCTCCAACAGCTGTGTCGTTATCTCTGCAAACTCCTGGCATTATGATTGCTCCCTATCTGTCAGTGTTGCTGTAACTTCATCACGTTTTTTGTCTTCATGATCTGCCCACGGTTCTTGTGTGGGTATGCGTTTTAGAATAGATGTTTTTGAAGAAGTAGAATGAGTTGATAAACTAGACACAACAGATGCAGACACCTTACCATCTGTGTTAAAATGTATTTCTTCACCTGTATTGACATTAAAATCTGTCCCTGCATATGTCTTTATACTGCCGTCTGCTTTGATCAAACCATCTGTGCCAACTACCAATTCATAATTGCCTGCGGCATCTACATGCACACGCCCTGTGGTTTGACCAGTTGTAGTGTTTTCACCAGTTGCTTTTAAATTAACATTCCTTCCTGCTTCAATATTGATGTCACGTTCTGCTCTAAAATTCATGTCGTTTTCTGTGTGAACAGAAATAGAATCTTTTGCATAGATATCAATTTTACCGTCTTGCGTGAATTCTAACCAAGCAGTGCCTGAATTATTAATAATGTATACAACGTCTTTGGAATTGTGCAGTAGGACCTGTGCACCTGAACGAGTTCGCAAACGAATCAATTCATTTTCAATAGTTGTCTTGTCTTGGTTGCCTTCTCTAAACCTTGGAGTTCCATCATCCATTACAAACGAATGTCCGCCTAGGCGTGAATGCGCCACTCGAGTAAAATCAAATTCATCAGATGAGTTATTATAAATTTTGCCATGTCTGTTGATTGATTCTCGTTTGTTAATTTTTTGTCCTTCAAAATCAATTGGACCTGGTGTTGATATTCCAAACACTTGTGAAGGTGTTTCACGTCTTGCTGATGATGTTGTTGTACCGCGTACATCATCAGACACCAATCCTTGATTTACAAGCGTTTCTGTTTGTGGCACATGAATAGGTCGAGTTGTAAATGCTACATCTTCTCTGGCTTTGGTGTTGATTCTAGCCACATTGTTTGATTCTGCACGCCGTTGTGCTTCAGCCACAGGTGCTTTGCTCAAACCAAGTTCATCAAAATATCTTGAGTTTTGATCACTGTTGCCTACAAATCTGTCAGAGGATGCTACTCCCGGAGTCATGTGATTCATGTAATCATCAAACACACAACCAATCCAATATGCTTGATTGGTGTTGCCATTTGCAAATACAACAAGCACCTTGGTGTTGATGTCTGGTGGCACCATCCAGAACCCGTATGATTTTTGAGTGTTGGCAAATTCTCTTGGATCTTGAGATGTGTCACCTAAAGGTGTTTGCCCAGCAAATGGTGAACAGTATTGACATGGCACAGTTTGAGCAGACTGCTGTTTGTTGGTTTCATCATACTCGCCATGCAGTTCTGGAATATGAACAAACAATCTTCCCATCCTATTAACATCTGTTGGGTTTTTGACATATCCAACATACGGTCCAGGAAACTGTTTGATGGCTTGTTCTATGTCTGTGATTCTTTTGGTTCTATTTTCTGCCATTAGTTGTCACCCAATCTATCTTGTAGTCTTGTGTCAGCAGATCTGTTGTCAATGAATTGCTGTTTTACCCTAGCAAGAGCTTCTTCTTCAGAAAGAGGATTCAAAATATAATTTCTACTTGTCAGCACATCAAAGGCCAACTTTTGTGTTTTGTTCAGTGACTTGATAGCATTGCTTGTGGTGTTGTCTTCTAAAGCATCTAGATTAGAAAGTATTTCATCTATGTTGACTTTGCTACCTCCTTGCACATCTTGACTGTCTACCACAAAAGTTTTTGTTTTGCTGTTGTCAAAAATTTCTTTATCTGTAGGTTGATGTCGCATTCTCACCATTTGTAAAACATTTGTAAACATTCCGCCTGCAAATCTTGATTCACAGATATACACTTTGTATATTCCAGAAAAAAATGCCGCTTGATCAATGTTGAAAAGACCGGTTTCATCATTTAAATCTGTAGGTGTTTTGAATTGTATTTTAACATAAACTTCATATTCGTCAGTTGTTACTGCTCCAAATCTATCTATGTTAGGAGATCCTTCAAGATATGAATTCTGATATGACTCATTCAGCACACTTTTTTGTTCTATCCAACAGGGATCACCAATAATTTCCATTTGAGTAACCAATAAGTCTGCAGATGGGTCTTGTATGATTTGTTCAAATATTGTTGCGACCTCGCCATTTTCTGTGTTTAAATCAGCAATGAATCCGTCTTTGCGTTGACGTATTGCTTCAGTGGTCACTTGTGATGTGCCAGACCCCTGTTGACCTGTGGTGTCTTCGTTTGATGTTTCTTCTGGGTTTTCGCCAGAGTATGCATCGTTTTCTGTGTTGGTTCCAGTGCGTTTAAAATATGGAATTGCCTGATAATAACCAAATTTGTAAGTTACATCAAAATCAAGTATGTCTTTGTTTTGTCCTGTGTACAAATAATTGTATGTTCTCACAGGAATAACATTACTGACCAAATCTTCTGCTTCTTTGTTTACATAACTAGCACTTACCTTTTGCGGTCTCAACACCCAAATAAATTTATAGACTGGTCTGTTGCCTCCACCTCCGCCAGTTTCTTGTAGTATTTCTAATCTAGTGTTTGTTCTTAATGTCATTAAAAAATCATCTTTTGGATCACCGTTCGCATCAAACTGTAGTCTATAAAAATTGCTCTCTCGCACCACTGCTTCAATGAATGCTTGAATTGATGTGTTTGCAGGCACTGTGATCTCTCGCCGTCCCTGATATCCTGGTGGTCCTTCGAATTGGTTCGAAATGTTAATAATATTAGCCGAACGGGAATTTGCATCATAAGGAATTTTTGATTCAACTATTTCTTTTGCAGATTCAGATATACTCAATTCATATTCATCAGGATTTTGTATCCTATTTTCACTCTTTAGAGTTTTTAATGTTGCATTGTATTTTTGCATGAAATCTGTCACCACTTGTCCTACAGTGTCGCCTGTGACAGTAATTTGTTCCTGTGTAACACTGTGCAATTCTGTGACACCAAGATATGTGGCTGGCACACACTGTAAACTGTATGTGGTCACTCCGGCGGCAACATTCATTTGCACTGAGTAGATGTGTATGGGGATTATTCTGGTAGCATAATCAATCGGTGCTCCAGATGGTTCACCGTCATCATTGACTCCTTTGAATTCAACTTTTAACTTGTAGACAGCTTTGAGATGATTTTCAAATCCCAGTGTGTTGGCTGAGGTTATCAAAGCATCAATAAACGAAGTGCCGTATGGTTCTGTCACATCAAATAATATTTGAAACACTGTGCCAGACTTTCCTTCTGATGTAGGAGACACTGTGTTTCGGATTACAAGATTGTCGATGTAGTAGTCTTTTCCTAGCACACCTTCACCTTGTGGGCCTTTGCCTCCACTTCGAGCAATCAATATTTCCCGTCCTTGCCCTCCAGAATTAAAATTGTCTTTGCTGATAGCACTGAGCGATATCAAGTAATTGACTGGTTCAAAGTCATGTAGAGGATTTGATCTAGGAGGAGTGACAGAAGCACCTACATTTGTAGTGGACGATGATTCGTTTGCAAGGCCTGTACCATATGAAGCAAAATTAGTTTGGGGTGCACCTATTTGATCGATGAGGCTATTGCGTTTTGCAATTTCATCCATGTCATCCAAAACCAAACGTATATCTGCAGGTTTTGTGCGATCGCTTTGCAACTTGAGAAAAGAATTATCAGCAATTGTATTTTGTTTGTTTGACTTAGATCCTAGTTCATCTGACTTAAAATTAGTAAGTCTATTAATGGTCATCTTTTAGATTCCTAAATATTTTTCAAGTGTTGTTTTTTTAGGGATTTTAATCTGTGTGCCTGCAACAAAATCCCATATCGGGTCAGTGATTGTGTCCATGTTACGGTGCATGAATACCCACCATAATTTTGCAGAACCATAAAGATCATGTGCAAGTAGATCTGGACGTCTTTCATAAAATGAATCTATTTCATACAAAATGTCATCTGCTTCAAAGGCAAACAATCTTTTGCTGAGGATCCCTAGAGTTTCTGTGCCTTGTCCAGTAGAATAATAAGGAGAAGTTTTTGCGTATTGTGCCATTAAATGAATCCTTTGTCAGTTAGTTTACCAGAAGCAAAATCTTTTAAATTAAACTGATTCGAAATTTTATTTCTCGAGTACACTGGCACCACTGTGATTGATATCAGTGAATCTGTTGGCACATAGTTTGTTGAGCCAGAACTTTCTACTGCTCTGGTCACATTAGAACCTTGCAGAAAACCAGCATCTGCTGTCAATCCAGGATCAACGGTTCCATTGAGGGCCTCTGCAATAGCATCTGGTCGACCTCCAGTAGGAACATCAACACCAATGTAATCAACTTGTTCTCTCAATTCAACTGTAAAGTTTGTGATAACCACAGGAACATCTTTGTACACATAATCTCCGTATCCGTTTAATCTACACACTGGTGGCGGATTGCCTTGATTTTTCCCTCCACCATAATACATTTTTGTAACAGTTCTTAAAAAGTGCAATGATGCTATCCAATTGAGTCCATCATTTTTGTTTTGCACAGGAAACGATCCTGCAATAGTCATTTGATCAACCTGCGAATTTTGGTATGCATAATAAGGATAATTGTTGTGTATGACAGACCGAGCATCATAAGCCGCAGAATGCGACATGTTGATAAATGGTGTCACAGGAAATCTTAGGCCTTTTACTTTTTTGAACGAATCTGGAAAAACAGGAGCATCTGCCATCAAATCATTAAACACAGCATCTGACACAGTAACCTTAACTGCCCAATCGCCTGTTGACGATGGTGCTCCAACATTTGATTGCAGACTGGATTGCGTTTTAGAATTAAAAATGCCACCCACTGGCAGACCTGCTTGTGCAAGTCTATTGGCTATAGAACCGGCTGCTCCGGTTAAAAAATTAGATCCTTTGTTTAAAAAGTTCGAAAAAGATGCCATTGTAAATATTTATTGCATAAATTAACTGTATAGTTTATAATTCAATACATGGCTGTCAATTATCTTAACAACAAGGACATGTTGGCTGAAATACACAAGTCAAAGTCCACATACTGTTCTTTTCTCACAGACGAAGACAAAGAATATGATCTTATACTACCATCAGTGGACAAAATCAACATTCGCACTGTTGCACAAGCAAAAAGAGAGCGAGCCAAAAGACTGAGCAAACGTTCTGGAGAAACAATCAAACCACAAAACTTCGATAAACATGATGTTGTTTTTAGAATCATGACATTTGATCACATACCAAATTCTGCAAGAAAGGCAAAACCAAAAACTATTGCTGATTCTAAAATGAAAGTTAACTTTCCTCCTTTTCAACACTGGAGATATAACGATCAAGACGAATTGATGTGTGTTGCAAAATCGCATTGGAAAGACGGACTGCAAAATGGTCGATTTTCAGTAGATCATGGCAAGATGACTAACAAACTAGCAAAAATGTTTCTATTGTTGACACAAAGATATGGCACCAGAGGCAACTGGCGTGGTTACACCTACAATGACGAAATGCAGGGACAAGCACTCATGCAGTTGAGTCAGATCGGTCTACAGTTTGATGAATCTAAATCAGACAATCCATTTGCTTATTACACAGCGGCAATAACAAATTCATTTACACGCATTCTAAATGTTGAGAAAAAAAATCAAGCTCTACGTGATGATATTTTACAAGAAAACGGAATGATGCCTTCACACACTAGACAAATGGAATGGGAAATTAAACAAAAAGCAGAGCGAGAAATTGATGCTAAAAGCAAGAAGTTTTAATATAGTTTGCAAAAGCTCTATGCGAGCCTGATCCAAAATGGCCACCTGTGTCTGAAATATCCCTTGCATGATTTTCAAAAGAATGCAAAAATAATCTATCAAAAGTTTTACCACGACTCTGCAACATAATAGAATTTTCTGCAGACACTAAGAAATGATAACATTCCACACGTCTCCATGAACACCACTGTTCCACAAAAAATACTTGTTGTAGAAAATGTGCAATATCCATGTCAGGATTATTGTTGACAATATGTTTAGTGTATTCAGGATTATGACTGCCTGTGATTCTTACAATGTTATCTAAATCTTGATAGTTTCTTCTTAGAAAATAAGGCCAAATCATAATGACTTTTTTCGGTGCTGGCGTTTCACCAAAAGAGTAAAGTATTCTGACACATTCTTCACAAGATGCGCCAGGTTGACCTAAATTATAAATTTTATAATCAACGGTTTGTTCCAATACTTCACTTACTGTTTTGCCATCAGGCACATCGATACCAAATACATTTGATTCTCCTAACACAAGGCAATAATTAGACCAATCAGTAAATTCATGTGTGCGGAAACCATGATCATTGCATTTGTAATTTTCGTACGATGGAAATCTGATCAATGTATTAGAATAAAATCCGTATTGCATTATCATAATAATTATCTTATAATAAAACTCAATGCAAACTTTCAAACGTGCGGCAGTGTTTGCTGACATTCACTTTGGCAACAAAGGCAATTCACGACAGTTCAACGAAGACTGTGATCGTTATGTGGATTGGTTCATTCAACACGCTCAATCACAAGGCTGCGAAACATGTATATTCTTAGGTGATTGGCATCATCAAAGAGCCACCATCAACATCACCACACTGCAACACTCATTAAAAAACTTAGAAAAAATTGCATCTGCATTTGAACAAAACCATTTCATTGTTGGCAATCATGACTTGTATTACAAAGATTCACGTTCTGTAAACTCCATTGAATTTGCCAAACACATCAAAAATTTAAACCTAATTCTGGAGCCATACTACACAGAGGATTG